TTTTTTTTTAAATATTTTTAATATACCTATATATTGTGCTAATCTATCGTATAAGATACTATATAAAGTAAATCTGACTATTGTTTAGATTGAATTTTATAATAATGTATGGGAGACGACACTATGGCGAGTGAATATACAGATTCCGAGCAAGAATTAGCTGTCTGTAGTAATGACTACGATTCTAACAAAGAAGATTCTATTCAGAATGATGAAAAGCACATAAGAGCAATTGAAGAAACAGATGACTCTTATATCATTGAGTTTGGCAAATCTAAGCCTGACTCAGAAGAAACTGTTGATGAGATGAACTCTGAAAAAGAAGTAGAGAAAGAATCTATTGAAATCAAATCAAGCATCAAAGCTTATGACAACGAAGATGAAGATAAAAACTATGGCACATTTGAAGGCTATGGGTCTGTCTTTGGAAATAAAGACTTAGGCAATGATGTTATAGAAAAAGGTGCATTTGCAAAATCTCTTAAGAAAAGAAAGCCACAAAGTGTAAAACTTTTATATCAACACAAGTCAGATATGCCTATTGGTGTATTTGATGAGATCAGAGAAGATGATCATGGTCTTGTGGTAAAAGGTAGACTAGCTCTTAAAACACAGGCAGGAGCAGAAGCCTACGAATTATTAAAAATGGGTGCTTTAGATGGTCTTTCAATAGGCTTTAGAGTAAACCCAAAAGAAGTTTCATACGATAAGCGTGGTAACAAACGCATTATCAAAGAAGTAGATTTAATGGAAGTGTCATTAGTAACTTTTCCAATGAACCCACAGGCAACTGTGAGATCGGTGAAAGGTGAACAGTACTCTATTAGGGAATGGGAGAATGGATTGCGTGATGCTTTCAACTTATCTCGTTCAGAAGCAAAAGTTGCTGCAAAAGCAGTAACGAAGTGTTTTGATCAACGAGAGGTTGATGAAAGTACAGAATTGGTAGAAGCCATAAAAAACTTAACTTTAACCTTAAAAACTTAATAGGAGTAAATTATGTCGGAAGATATAAAGAACGCTATTCAAGACTTAGGTCAAACTTTCAACGAATTTAAGAAAGTTAATGACGAAAGACTTGAGCAAATTGAGAAAGGCGAAAGTTCAGCATATAACGAAGAAAAATTATCTAAATTAGAAGCCAAATTGGATTCTTATGAGGAAATGAATCAGAAGTTAACTATTGCTGAGCAAAACGCTGAACAAATCAAAGAGCAAGTTTCAAAAATTGAGACCATGGTCACTAGACCTGACTCAGGCTTTGAATCTAAGCAAGTTGATGAGTATCTCAATGCTTTTGATAAATATTGCAGAAAAGGCGTAGAAGGTCTTGACTCAATGGAAAAGAAAGCATTAACAGTCAGCAATGACACCACTGGTGGATATTTAGCACCACCTGAGTATGTGAGAGAATTGTTAAAAACAATTACTGAAATCTCACCTATCAGAAGTATTGCTAGAGTCCGTACTACAGGGCAAAGAAGCATCCAAATCCCAAAAAGAGATGGACAATTCGCTGCTCAGTGGGTATCAGAAAGTGGTACTAGAAGTGAAACTACTGGTTACACAGTCGGTTTAGAAGAACTACCTGCACACGAAATGTATGCATTGGTAGATATTTCTGAGCAAGACTTAGAAGATACAGTATTTGATCTAGAAGCAGAAATGCAATCAGAGTTTGCAGAGCAATTTGCAAAAGCTGAAGGTGCTGCTTTTGTATCAGGTAATTCTGTAGGCAAACCTCATGGTTTCATGGATGCATCAGGAGTTGGTTCTGTTGATTCAGGAAACGCTACTGCTGTAACTGCTGATGGACTTATTTCATTGGTACACAACATTAAGTCTGACTACACAAGAAACGGTACTTTTGTTTTCAATAGAGCTACTTTAGCTTCTATCAGAAAGCTTAAAGATACTGCAGGACAGTATGTGTTCCAAACAGGAATGATGCTTGGTGGCAATATGGTTAACACCATTCTTGGACACCCATATGTTGAAGCTACTGATATGCCTAGTGAAGGTGCTGACACTTTCCCTGTTGCATTTGGTGACTTCAGACGAGCCTATATGATCGTTGATAGAGTAAATCTAGCTGTATTGCGTGACCCATTCACACAAGCTACAACTGGTAATGTAAGATACATTGCTAGAAAGCGTGTTGGTGGTCAAGTAGTTCAAGCTGAAGCTATCAATAAACTTAAATGTTCTGCTTAAGGGGTAAACTATGCAAGATTTAACAAATAATATTGTCGTAAGTAACTCAATTATCAATGCTACTAAAACTGCTGCAGCTAATGGCTCAGGAGTTGACTTAAAAGGCTTTGAAGAAGCAACTGCAATCGTAGATGTTGGAGCAGAAGGAGATACTCTTTCAGGCTCAGTCTACTTTGAAATATCATTAGAGCATTCTGATGATGATTCTACCTATACTGATGTTGTACAGGCTGATATCATCAACGGAACTATTGCTGCAGGTGGTATTTGGTTGAAACTTGATGGTACAACAGGGGGTGACCCTGACACCACAGGTGGTCAATGGCAGATTGGATATGTAGGTGGGAAACGCTATGTGAGATTGGTACTTGCTAAAACAGGTACACACACAAACGGTACTCCTATCAGTGGCGTTATTGTAAAGAGCAGACCTCGTGTTGCTCCTACAACTAATGTTGTCCACAACGCTTAATTGAGCAAACTTTGGGGGGATTAACTTCCCCCCTCTTTTCAGAGGAAATTATGGCTAAAACATATAAAATAATCGTTCCTAAACCTGCATCAGCTAACGAAAAAGGCACTGATGTAAGGCTTTACAAAGCAAACGAGATCATACATTCAGAAGGTCAATGGCAAGATGATGTCATGGATAAATTCATTGCAAACGGATGGGCAATGGAAGTTAAGGTTGATTCAGCAGAAGAAAACCTACAAGTAGAAGCAGAAGTTAAAGAAATTAAAAGAGCTAGAAACGAAAAAGGTCAATTACTAGCAGATGACCCTAGCACCCCTGATGTAAATGAAGCATGGGAAGGTGGAGAAGCTCCCAAAAAAACAACTGCAAAAAAGAAAACTACTAAAAAGAAAACAACAAAGAAAGCATCAAGTTAAATTCTTTGTTATAGTTAAAAGAGCAGATGCTTAAAGAATGGTAGATACCATGCAATTTATAGGAATTTTTAATGAGTGCAGGTTATCATCATTTTATCATAGAGCAGGGTGCAACATTCGCCCAAACGCTTACTCTTAAAGACTCAAACGGAGCTTTAATAAACTTAACCAGTTTCACTGGTGATATGCAGTTCAGACCTAATCCTAGTGCTGACACAATTTTACAAATATCTACAGCTAATGGTCGCATGGTTGTTGGTGGTGTAGCAGGTACATTAACTCTAACAGTGAGTGCCACAGATACAGCAGCACTTGAAGCAACAGACGGAGTATTTGATTTAGAGATAACTAGTGGTGGTGGTGTGGTCACTAGATTAATAGAAGGCACATATAGCATTAGGAGAAACATAACAAGATGAGTTCCACAACACAGATAGAAGTAACATCTACTACTGGTATAACTGTTACTACAGTTGGAGAGCAAGGTATAGCAGGTCCCAATACCATTATGGAAAGGGATATTTCTTCAATACAGTAACTGCAGCAGGTGCGATATTAGTATATGACCATGATAATACTGAATGGAACGCATCTACCAGTCTAACAAGTCTTACTCAAAAACTTTATAACTTAGAAATAGGTGGTAGTGGAGCTACAGTAACCACTATTCTTAATGAAGATGATTTATCTAGCGATAGTGCTACAGCACTAGCAACACAAAGAAGTATTAAAGCTTATGTTGATGCAGGAGTAGCTACAGTTGATTCCTTAGAAGAAGTATTAGCACAAGGCAATACTTCAGGTGGTACAAACCTACAATTAACAACTACTGATCGTGTAATCTTTAGAGATAACGCTATTTATCTAAATTCACCTTCAGACGGAAACTTAGATATTAGGTCTGATATAGCTATAAATCTATTAACAACCACAGTAAATGTATCAGCAGACATAGATGTTACTGGTACAGTAGAGTTTGATGGTTTAAAAGGTACTGGTTCAGTAACTATTACCGACATAGCTGATGAAGATAACATGGCTAGTGATAGTGCAACCAAACTAGCTACACAACAATCTATAAAGGCTTATGTAGATTCACAATTAACTGCACAAGATTTAGATATCACAGACGGAAGCAATACAGGTGCTATAGATTTAGACTCAGAAACACTTGGTTTACTA